GCCTCATTATTTTTAGGTATTAATGCCTTTGGAGTTTTATTATAGTTCTCATCTATCTTACCAAGTTGAGGTCTTTTCTTCCTTGCCTCACCACCTAACTTCTTATTATCCTCTTTCATTATAATATGTATATATAAATATTGGGGTTCTTTTCCCAACATAACAATTTATTGTATTGTAGTAAAAAAATTCTTCTGCTTCTTGATAGCCCCATTTATTATCTTCCATTAATGAATATATACACTTATTAATACTGTAAACAACTATCACCTCTCCATCCTTTTGGTGAAATCCAATTATAGCACCATCAAAGCCATCAGCAATTAAGCAATCATTTTCTTCTAATATTTCTTTTATCATCTTTTATAGTTTTAGTTAATTTTTCGCAAGATACAAAAATAATCTAAACTACTTTCCTAATTATTATATAAAATTGAACTTCTATTATTTAACATTATTGTAAATTGTAAGAAAACTATGCAAAACTATAATTTTAAATACCTATCTTCGTGCCTCTTATAAGAGTATATGTTATTATCTATAACACTTATAATCGCCACATCCTATAGTAAACATTATTGCTCATATCGCAAAGTATGTTACAACTCCTAAAATAAATGTTTATTCTACAAACATAGTATTTATAAAATTGAACTTGTATTCTGTGTGTGTGCTTATGTGTGTCCAAACAGTATATACTACTCGGTTTACGGTATTCAAATAACAACCCTTTATAATACCAATTTCAACCAATTGTTAACAATATTTTAATAAAATACTTTAAGAATTGAGCCAAATAATTAAAATAATCGGCTCAAAGTTCTAATATCTTGATATATAAGTGTTTATATCCTGGAAATGTTTGTTTTTTTGGTGCAAAGTTGAGTGAAAAGAGAAAATTTGCCAATCATACAAAACAAATAAGATTTAATTTAATAACCATTAAACAAAAATTAACTAAGTATTTAAACGATTTAGCAAAAAAAAACACCTCGTAAAAGGTGCTTTAATTATTAGTATGTAGTTGCTTTTAGTTGCTTACAAATAGCGTAATACTCTCCTCTCCATCGTTCCACACTTCAAGATTATCAAATTTAATATCTAGTTGTTCATCTTCTCCATTCGTTTCATTTCCTAATATTAAAATTTCTTTTTCTTTGTTCTCTACTTCTTCAAGTAGTTTGATTAATTCTTTTATTTTCATAATTATATTATTTTATATTTGTTTTTATTAATTGTAAGAGTTAAAAGAGTGTTAAAGTTTAACATTCTAAAGGCTTTTATTTGCATGTCATAGACTGGTAATAAATTATAATTTTGTGCCTTGTAAGGTGCTTTTCTTCCAGTCTTACTCTTGTATCTCTTGCCTAGTCTAGCAGTCAATGTTCTTATTGTATTATCTTTTTTAATAAAGGTACTACTAAAAATTCTGCCGTTTGTTTCTCTTATTAGTTCTTTTGCCTTGTCTGTTGATATTGTTTTCATTGTTTAATGTTTAAAATTAGTAATTTGTTTGCTTAACATCCCCCAAAAAGTATGGCCAAAATTGCTAGGAGTGTAAGTTGTGTATTGCTCCAGTCAGACATCGGAAGTTCATTTTTTGCCATTTTATTTAGTTTTTAAGTTTATTAATTATTTTGTCTAGTTCTGCTCCTTGATATACTTTTGAATCATCCCAGTAATCAACCATTGATTCAATGTATTCTAGTTCCTCCATTATCTCGCAACTATCTGCATATTCTCTTAAATATTCATGTATCATTCCATCTAAATATTCCCCACATTTAAAAAGTTTTGCATCAGTATAGCCGCCTCTAGCATCTGCACCACCATGTATTTGTATTAATATATAATGCTCATCATTAATAGTTAGATTTGCACCTTGTAAGATTTGCGAAAGGTCAGAATCTCCGTTGTATGTGTTCCAACTCCTATACACTTCTACTTCATTATTGCTTATTAAGTCAAGCCAAGCATTAACACTTACTCCATAAATACTAGCCTTATCCTCTTTACAATCTGCATCCCAATCTTTCGGCTCTGTGTTTAGGTTGTTAAATTCAAAACAAATATCATCTATTTGTAAATTGTTTGTTAGAAAATGGTAAACGCTAACCGTTCTAAATATTTCGTTAGAGTCTGCTGCATATTGGTAAGTTTCGGCTGATTCGTTCTCAAAATCCTGTAAGCATTTATTTGCATTTCTTTGCCACATTCGGCCATCTGTACCTCCTGAATCTAAAAAATGCGTTCCAGTATTCTCTGTTAACATTGAGTAAACTAATTCGTTTACATTGCTTGTTGTTTTTTGTGTTTGTGTTTTTGTTGTCATTTTTTTATAGTTTTAAATTAATAGTTTAGTTGTGTTCTTTGCAAGTTGGACAAATTCTTACATTTTGGTTCAACTCATCACCGCAACAAGAATAATAACATTCTTCGCATATTTCTGAATCATCAACAAAATATGTTTTTGATTCTTCAACATTGCAAACTTCACAAAATCTTTGCTCTGGTTGTTGGTTGATTGGGTTTAAAGGGTCTTTATTTACGTGTGTATCCATTTTAAAAGGGTTTAAAGGGTTAATAGTATTTTTCTATAATTAGTATAGTAGTTAAAAGAATAGCACCAAAGAAGCAAACTAATGCAATATTATTAAGAATTTTATTTCTTTTAATTCTCTTTTGCTCTGTTAAGTTTATAATACTGTAATTTTGTACCTTATTTTTTTTAAAAAAGTTTGCCGTTTCTTCCTCGTTTAAAAAGTAATTTTTGCGACTTCTTAAATTTGTGATTTTGTAATTATTCATAATTTTAGTTTTTAATTTTATCAATTATTTTTTTTGCCTCTTTTAACATTGTTTTATTGTTGCGTTAATTCTTCGAAAATATTTTGTATTGCATCGTCCACAAGTGTTTCTTCGTTTGTATTGTCTAAATTTAAGCAAACCGCACTAGATACTCCAAAATATAAACTTCTCTCGCTGCACTCATTTAATCCGCAAACCTTAGTAGTTATAGAGTAAGAGTTTTCAAACCCTCTGCAATTTGTTTCTAGTAAATACTTAGGGTATAATGTTTCGCCCTCTAACAATGTTAAATTACATTTGATTGTCTGGTTGTGTCTTTTAATAATCATCTTTTTTAGTTTTTAGTTAATTTTGTTTTATTGTCTTTTAATTATTGAACGCTGTAAAAGTACTCTTTTTTAACAAATACAGCAAAAATGTTAAAAGTTTTTTATTTACTCTAGTAAAACTGCATAAAATAAGTATAAAATAAGGCTATTTTAAGCAAATAGTAAAATTAAAAAAGTGCTTTTTTGCTTCGTTTTTGGGTTTTGGTGCTGTAAAAGTTGTTTTTTATGGTGCTTTTGTTTTATGTATCTTTTGCAATAATTGAAACGCACACACGCACACGCATACACACGCACACGCACACACGCACGCAAATAACAAAATATTTTAATTAAACTAATATTTTAAAACAAAGTTATTAACAATTTAATTTTGTAAAAAGTATGCCTAGAAATTAGCCAGAAACTAAAAAAAATAAAATCTCACTCAAAATCTCCTAGCCAATATCCCTAGCAGTTTCACAGCAGTTTCAACAGCAGTTTCACCGAGCAGTTTCAAAGCAGAAACAGTTTCAAGAAAAGTTTTTTGTAAAAGTTTTTTTAGAAAATTATTTTATTTTCATATACCAGTCAAGGACATCCATACATTCTTCAAGTCCTTTAACTACCTTAGCATAGTAACCTGCTTCATTGAGGTCAGCAACCCATTGCTTTTGTTCTTTGGATGGATAGCAAGTCTTGTCTGCTTTAATCTCTAGGAATAGTCCTGCATACTCACTATTGACTTTACATATTTGCATATCAGGAAAGCCTTTAACATAGCCTGTTTTCTTGGCTAGTATTGCTTGTTTCATGGATGTTCTTATACCACCTAGTGATGCACAGTATCTTACATTAGGGTAGGTATATTGTATATAGGTACAGAATGATGATTGGACTAATGCTTCTTTCTTCATAGCCATACCCCCTATGACCCCCTATGCCCCCTATGCCTACCCCCTATACCCCCTGTTCCCCCATCAGTATAGGTCTTACCCTTTATTAGTTGGTACATTAAAGGTTGAGATACACTATACTTCCTAGCAAGAGATGAGATAGTTATCTTCTCTGTAGCAGTATTGTATTCTTCTCTGATAGCATCTGCTTCAGCAACAGTAAACTTTCTTCTGGAGTAACCACCACCTCTACTATCTTTTCTATCTTCTATTCTTATCTTTCTAATCTTTGGCATAATCTAATATTCATCTTCAAACCTATCAGTAGTTTCACCATATTGATTTTCAATATCAATACTTGTAATTATAACATCTACTTTGTTTAGGTTCTTTTTATTTATGTAACAAATTCTATCTATTAATTCTTGGTCATTCTCTATTTCTTTGATGTTAGATGTAAGAACAAATGTATCTAGTATTCCTGTAATTACTTTCCTAGTTACAACTTTTTTACTCTTTATCTCGTAAGATACAAATACTCTAAAGATTGGCTTTTTCATTTTTAATTTTATCTAACTCAAAAAGATTATGAGTGATTTCACACAACTCGTTACCATCCTCATCTTGCAATATATTTGGATACATTCCATTTAGATACCATTCACTAACAATATTAATTACCTCAGCATCTGTTAATTCTAACCTTTCAATAACATTCTCCTCCATATTATTTTTGATTTTTAATTTTATCTAACTCAAACTCTAAGTGGTTAATAGCCTTCTGTATGCAATCAACACTTGTTTCGTGCTTACGCTTTGCTCTCAGGAGATATGAAGTGGCAGTACCGACATTATAAGATAAATCAAAGTCCTCAATTATTTTCCTAGCCTCATATCCATAAACTTTACCAATGTAATAGTTTGGAGTTTTCTCTTTACTGTAATCTAACATAAGTTCTTCTTTTGTTAATAGCATCTTAGGATTAATTTTACCTCCACTCCATTTATTATCTTTATCTTCTACCACCTCATCTTGCCAAGTGGTAGTAGGTGTCCATCCATTCCTACCTTTATCGTGATAATATTTATTATGCTTTGTCATCTAATTTATATATATTGTTTTCTAACTTCTCATTCTCTTGTCTTGTTATCTTGCCTTCAACATAGGATAAAGCAAATATATATAAAATCACAAAACCAACAATCATTAAAGCACCAATAGTTGCACTATTCATCATTTAATATTTTTAAAAGTTGATTACTTGTATATATCCTATCATCACCTGC